ACATCATCAGGAGCAGGAGCATACAATACACCAAAAGCATTTTCTACACCAGAACAAGCTCGCAAGAAAAAGAAAATGAAGTATGCAGGTGTTGCAGAATCAATGGATAAGAAGTATGAACAACTTATTGAATCATACAAAAAATTTGCATTGGGTGATTCAAAATCAACACCAGATAAAAAAGTAAAAGAAACGATCAAAGAAGTTTCAAAAAAGCTTCAAGAAATTGAACAACTTGTTCGTTATTCTTCTCGTTTAAAAACGGAGTCGGGTTTGTCTCGTGAAGGATATGGCCCATCTGTTGATAAAGCATTAACAAAAATATCAGAGCGTCTTGTTAAGATATCTGAAAGAGTAAGAGCATTAGGAGAATAATATGAACAATCTTTTATTAGAATATAAACCATTTCAACCAAAGGTATTGTCAGAGCAAAGTGCTAGAGAATATGGCGTACCCGGCGGATTTATTGTTCAAGGGGTACTTCAACGTGCTGGAGCAAAAAACCAAAATGGTAGAATATATCCTAAACATATTTTAGAAAGAGAATGTAAACGATACGTGACAGAATTTATTGAACAGAACAGAGCATTAGGCGAATTAGATCATCCAGAGTCATCGGTCGTGAACTTGAACAACGTATCACATAACATACTTAAGATTTGGTGGAGTGGAGATGATTTGATGGGAACAGTCCAAGTACTTGACACGCCCTCAGGAAAGATCCTTAAAACGTTGTTTAAAGAAGGAATTACATTAGGAATTTCAAGCAGAGGTTTAGGTTCTGTAAAAGAATTATACAAAGAAGGAGCAGTAGAAGTACAAGACGACTTTGAACTTATTGCATGGGACTTTGTTTCAAATCCATCAACCCATGGTGCATTTATGCGTCCTTCCAAAATGAATGAGTCTGCAGGAGCTGTAGAAAAAAGATTTAAGTACGCAACAACAAACCAAATAATTACATCAATTCTTTGCGATAACGGAAAATGTAGGATATAATATGAAAAGCAACTTAAAATATATACTTGAAATGATGGAAGGTGAACAACAACCTTCATTAACGAAAGAAGAAAAGTCAGAATTTGTTCAGAGCCTAAAAAACTTTTCTGCTATGAGTGAATCCGTATATGGCAAAGGTGATTTAAAAGAAATTACAAAAAGAGTACGTAACATCATAGAACGTGCTGAAATGATTGTTAATGAGAATGCAGATTGGTTTGATAAAGTATCAATGAATCGTCATTTGAAAGAATTGAACGGTTCATATAAAACATTTGAAGCTACCGCACAGGAAATGTCTCAACTTCAAGAAAGACTTGCAATGGCATATGAAGATATAGGACAACAATTAAATAAATACTTTGATGTAGAATAATTTGGTTGTTTGAATATTATTCATTATTATATATAGGAAACAATGATGAACAAAAATTTGTATAAAGAATTTTTTGGTTTGAAAGAAAATAGTATCAAAGAAGCTCAATTGGTAAACAAAATAACTGATTACCAAGGAGGCGTTGTATACAAATTGTTCGATCCATCTACCTATGCAGACGTTCGTTCTGACATAGAAAATTTTGCAAATAAAAAAGGATTGCAAGTTATTCAAAATAAATTTGATGCTGAGAAAGGCGTCGGATACATGAGATTCACACAAAGTGATGATGTCGGTAAAGACTCGCAAAGAATTCAAGGATTTGTTTCACAATTACCAGAAGTATCAAAATTCAAATTCAAAGTTATAAACAGAAAATCAAAATAGTTAAATTTCAAAAACAAGTTACATGAGTAAAAAACACAAGTATCATCAATCAATTATTCCAGGCTTTGCTTTGGGTGCCGCTGTTCTAAATGGCGATTTAGGATTTGCATTACGTCTATGGAAGAAAAAACTTAAAGATTCGGATGTATTGAAAAATCTTAAAGAACGTAAAGAATTCACAAAACCTAGTGTCAAAAAACGCAAACAAATGTCAGACGCAATTTATTGGCAAAAAGTGCAAGACTCTATAGAGCAATAATATTTTAGTACCACTCCTATAATAGGATTATAGGACCGACATATTAATTTATGTTTACGCCCCAGCAGCAATGTTGGGGCTTTTTTACTGTTTTACATATCCACATATTTATAAGAAAGAAAAAATTATATGAAAAGACACGTATTAGCAGAAAATATGATACGGTTTAGAACAAAGAATTTAACTGAATTATATAACGAATCAGATTTACCAGATTTTAGTTATATTTTAATGAATGTCTTAGAACAAAAATATCCAGGTATACAATTCAACCAAACTTTAGATGGGGTAGAAAGTGAAGACGGTCAACTTACAGTAATAGCAGACTCAATAATTGAAGACGGTTATGGCGGTGTTTGGGTGTGGGATGTAAATGTAGGGCCATATGAAGGAGTCATGACAGCTGCAATTCGTCAAACAACTGAATTAATATTAAAACAACATCCAAATTTAAAACCCGCAATATTTGTTGATGGAGAAAACCAAAACCCACGCGCGTGGGAAGCAATTGCAAAAAAATTAGGATATAAAATAATAGAATAACATTTTAAAGACTCAATGAGTCTTTTTTACTGTTTTTTTGTACAGAACCATATATATATTAAAATACGCTATTCTATCCAATATAGCGTCCCTTGTTAATCAATAACAATATTCTATTAAGATTCCTAATAATCTTATTTCCGAAAAACATATTTAAGGAGAAAACTTATGGCAAAATCAGATTTGCTAAAAGAAGCGATTGCTGATGCTAATGCTGTTAGAGAAACTGCTTTAGCGAATGCAAAATTAGCTCTTGAAGAAGCTTTCACTCCACGAATCCAAAGCATGCTTTCAGCTAAATTGTCTGAAGAATTAGAAGACGAAGATGAAGAAGGTACAGAAGGCGATTACATGGGCGCTGAGCGCGCTGCTAGTAACATGAAAGAGCAAGAGGATGAAATGGACATGGAAGAACCAATGGAAGAGCCAGAAATGGACGAAATGGAACCAGAAGCAGGCGAAGAAATCGGAGTAGCAGTTGATGTCGATGGCGACGGAGAGTATGACTACGAAGGTGAGCTTGGTGCTGAAGAAGGTGAAATAGAAGACGTGGAACTGGGCGACGAAACGGAAGATGAAGGTGACCTTGATCTTGAATCAATCATTCGTGAACTTGAAGAAGACCTCAATGAAGAAGAAGAGGAAGAATCAGGAGAAGAAGGAATGGAAGGCGCAGCGCGCATGATGAAAGAAGAAGAGGAAGAGCCAGAAGCACTAGAAGAAGACATTGATTCTATTATCGAAGCTATTCTTGGCGAAGAAGAAGTGGAAGAACAAGTTGCTGATGAGGCTGGCGATGATGGTGACGGAATGTTACCTGAAGCGGCAGAATTAGAAGAAGCGTATTCAACCATTAAACAACTTCAATCTGTTCTTCAAGAAGTTAACTTGCTAAACGCAAAACTTCTTTACACAAACAAATTGTTCCGTAACTTTGAATTATCAGAAAATCAAAAGATGAAAGTAATTGAAAACTTTGATAGAGCTGGTAATACAAGAGAAGTTAAATTAGTATTTAGCACATTAGCTGAATCATTCCAAAAGCCTGCTACTAAAAAAGCTGTTGTTAAAGAACACAAAAATGTAGCTTCAAAGGCAGTAGGAACCACAGCACCTGCTAAAGAAATTATCTCAGAAGGAAATGAAATGGCTAACCGATTCAAGAAATTGGCTGGTCTTTTGTAAAACAAAAAAAAATTAAAAAAGGAAAATTAAAATGGAAATTTCAAGTTTGCTAGAAAGCAACGTAGCCACTCAAAGATCTTTAGCATCTGGTCTTGTCTCTAAATGGGAGAAGACAGGTCTATTAGAAGGTCTTAAGAGTGAAACAGAAAAAGCCGGTATGGCTCAAATGCTTGAGAACCAAGCTCGTCAGCTTGTAAAAGAAGCATCACAAACAGGAACAGCAGAAGGCTCAGAAGAATGGGCTGGAGTTGCTCTTCCATTAGTAAGACGTATCTTTGCAGAATTTGCTGCTAAAGAATTCGTTTCAGTTCAACCAATGAACCTACCTTCAGGTCTTATTTTCTATTTAGACTTTAAGTATGGTACATCACAACCAGGATTCACTGCTGATCAAACTGATCCGGTAACTGCAGCAGGTCACCCATTTGGTGCTTCTGAAGCAGCTGACTCTATGTTTGGTGTTACTAATACATCTGGTGATCCAACCGGTGGTCTTTATGGTGCAGGTCGTTTTGGTTACTCAATCAACGAAACATCATCAGTTGTAACTGGTACTGTAGCAGCATTGACTGACTCAGCATCATTTAACTATGATTCAAACTTCGTAGATCCTGCAACTGGCGTTAAAGTTAATACAAATAACTTGAACACAATCTCAGTTCCATTGACATCTTTAGGTGCATATGATTCAACTGCAGTTCGTTCATTTACTATTGATTCTGCTTCTGCAGGTGCTGTAGGTACTATTTATAACGCATTCACTAAAGTTGATGGTAGCAACTTAGTATTTGTTGTATCAGGGTCTGATTTGATTACTGCTGCTGATTACACAGTTAAGTTTAGCAATCAACCATCTGATACTACAAGAGGTGATTTTGAACAAACTTCATTTACTACTCCAGCTCCAAGTACTTCAGATGATATTGATATTCCAGAAATTAACTTGGAACTTCAATCTGAAGCAATCGTTGCTAAGACTCGTAAGTTGAAGGCAATCTGGACACCAGAATTTGCTCAAGACTTAAACGCTTACCACTCAATTGACGCTGAAGCTGAATTGACTTCAATGTTATCAGAATATGTATCAATGGAAATTGATCTTGAAATTCTTGATATGTTGATCAATGCTGCTCCAACCGTAGAATATTGGTCAGCTGTTAATAATGAGATCTGGAACGGTGCTGGATTTACTCAAACATCTACTTCATCTGGTGGTTTCTATAACACTCAAGGTGGATGGTTCCAAACTTTAGGTACTAAACTTCAAAAAGTATCTAACAAGATCCATCAAAAGACCTTAAGAGGTGGAGCTAACTTCCTTGTTACTTCTCCAGCTGTTGCAACTATCCTTGAATCTATTCCTGGATTTGCTGCTGACACTGATGGTAATAAAATGGAATTTGCTGCTGGTGTTCAAAAAGTGGGTGCTATCAATAACAGATACACTGTATACAAGAACCCATACATGAAAGAGAACGTAATCCTTATGGGTTATAGAGGTGCTCAGTTCCTTGAAACAGGTGCTGTTTATTCTCCATATGTTCCACTTATCATGACTCCATTAGTATACGATCCAGTTAACTTTACTCCACGTAAAGGTGTGATGACTCGTTACGCTAAGAAAGTGGTCCGCCCCGAATTCTACGGTAAGGTATATGTTAAAGGTCTTGAGACTATTTAATCATTAATCTTATAGAGTAATTGGAAGGGATGGCTTAGGTCATCCCTTTCTTACTGTTTAAATATTTATATTAAATGTATAATGATATAGAAATACCGTGGCAAACATTTAGAATGTTACCAGAAATGCGAAAGTTGTCATTAAATGAACAACAGTTGCAATATCATTATTACATTCAGTCTTTAGAAAGAACAATACATAATTCACAAATTCAAACATGGGACACCGTACCTGATGCTGGATTATCACCATTAGATATTCTTCGAGCATCATTCTTGTTGCAAGAAAATGGAGATTATATTCTTCAAGAAGACGGGTCTAGAATAAGGTTAGCATAATGGCAGATTTACCAATATCAGGATTACCGGCAGCAAGTTCTTTAACAGGTACTGAATTATTTGCTGTCGTACAAGGCGGCGTTACTAAATATACTACTGCAACTAACATAAACTATGTTACATCAAACAATTACGGATTGTTTAATCAAACAGGTTCATCAACACCAGTAACGGGTAGTATTGTAGAAGAAAATCTAATCGGTGGTGGAGTAGGAACACTTTCAGTTCCTGCAAATGGATTCAAACAAGGTGATGCATTTCATGCAATACTTACAGGATTATGTACTTTCCATAACGGTGATTCATTAGATATTAGAGTTAAATCAGATGGTGTTATATTAGCCGAAACAGGAACATTAACTCTTGCAAATGCATCTAACAAAAGATGGAAATTGGAAATATACTTTTCTATAAATCAAATTGGTGCTGCTGGTACTGCTGAAATAACATCAGCTGGTACGTTTATGTACAGTGAGGACCAGGCAGGTAAGTTTAATGGAACTAATTTTAGTCTTATAAATTCATCATCATTTGATACAACAATTGATAATACTTTAGCAATAACATCACAATTTGATGATGTTGATTGTTTTATTCAATCAAAGATTTTTACACTTAATAAAACATTTTAATCGTTGATATTTATTAATAAAGGAAACGGATGGGAGTCTTTTCAACCAATTTAGCAGAAATAACATCAGGCGGATTAATTTCATCAAGTCATACATCTGATGTATATAATGTATTATCAGGTAATACTGCGGAAGATATTATTATATCTGGTTCATTTACAATGTTAAGTGGTAGTGCTGTATTACTAGATGTAACTGCTAGTAATGCAAATATAACAACATTAAATACAACTACAGCAACGGTATCGACAGCAACAATTACCTCAGCATCAATAAACAATATCTCAAATACAATTGTAATTGAATCTGCAAGTATATCACATAACACAACAAACATTACAGTTGAGGGGTCTGCATCAGTAAATTATTTAAATGTTGGAAATACATCCCTTTCATCAACAACGTTAACTACAACATCCGGTTCACTTACATACATAAACGTTTCAGATAAATTTATATCTGAAGGAACAGTATTTATTTATACAGCATCACTTCCAACAACTGACCCAGCTGTTAACGGACAATTATGGAGAAGTGGTAGTTATTTAATGATAAGCGTAGGTTAATTATAATAATATGGCAACACCAAGAATTAAATATTCAATGCAATGGAGAATCCGTTATGACGGTAACCTTGTAGATGTACTCGATAGAATACGAGCTATTCGCATGGTACTTATGTGTAATATTGATCAAGATTTAGGTCGAGGAAAAGAATTAGTTACAATAAAAATTCTAACCGCATATCCTCCTAGAAAATCATTTCAAGCTATTCGACAACTAGCATTAGGTAAAATTGAAACATTGCATGATGTGCAATTAATTGAAACTTCATTAACAAAGTTATTTTAGGGTTATTATGTCTACACCAAACAAGGCAAAAACACCGCCCAAGACATCTGTTCGTTTTTCCATAACACTTTCAGATGAACAAAAACAAGCTAAACAAGAAATTCTATCAAAGCCGTTTAATTTTGTATTAGGTAAAGCAGGTTCGGGTAAAACATTACTTGCGTGTCAAATAGCATTAGATATGTTTTTTAAACGACAAGTTGAAAAGATTGTTATAACAAGACCAACTGTATCAAATGAAGATAACGGATTTCTTCCTGGCTCATTAGAAGAAAAATTAGAACCATGGCTAGTTCCTATCAGAAGTAACTTTAATAAAGTTTATCAGCATAAAGATAAATTAGAAAAAATGGAATCTGCTTCCGAAATAGAATTAGTATCATTAACACACTTTCGAGGTCGAACATTTGAAGAGTCAATTGTTATTGTGGATGAATTTCAAAACTTAACTAAGCAACAACTTCAAATGGTTTTATCTAGATTAGGACAAAATTCTACAATGATTCTTTGCGGTGATACACATCAAATTGATTTGAAGTTTAAAAATGATTCAGCAATACACGAAGTATCTAAACTACAAGGCTCTGAATATGTTTCTAAAATAGTATTGAAAGATAATCATAGACACCCAGCATTAGATGATGTATTGTTATTATTAAATGAATATTGATATTTACCTTACTGATATTTATTAATAAAGAATCGGTATGGATTATTCACAAAACGCAATCATTTGGCCCGGAAGCTCATCTTTTAGTGTAGGAAAGACTCCGTTTGGATATTTTGATAATGATGCTGTGTTTCAAGATCACGCAGATAAGTTTGCAAAATTTGCTGCAAACCAACTAGGTTATCCAGTAATGGATGTTGAACTAGAAGATGTGAACTTTTATACGGCATTTGAAGGTGCTATTATTGAATATTCTAATCAAGTTAATCAAGTTAATATAGTTAATAACTTGCTTAATACATTAGGTATAAAGACTGGATCGCAATATTTACAAAATGGTCTTACTGATACATTAGTTGGATCATCATTAGCATACATAACAAGATTATCAAAAGCATATGGAACAGAAGCGGATTCTGGAGGACATGTAAAATGGTATACTGCTTCTATAGATGTAGTACCAGGTAAGCAAACATATAGTATTAAAGATGCAGTTTCTGCATCATCTGGATTAACATTACAAAGTGATTCAATAATTGAAATTAGAAGAGTTCTTCATAATGTTCCACCAGCAATAGTAAGATACTTTGACCCATTTGTAGGTACTGGTTTGGGTTCACAACAATTATTGGATTCATTTGATTTTGGAGGATTTTCTCCTTCAGTTAACTTTATGATGATGCCAGTTCATGCTGACTTATTACGTATTCAAGCTATTGAATTTAATGATAGAATTAGAAAATCACATTTTTCTTTTGAAATACATGGCGATAACATTAAAATATATCCTGTGCCAGGAACAGAACGAGGTAATGCATCAACACCGTATTTTGATAAAGTTTGGTTTGAATTTATATTAGAAGAAGAAAAATCTAATGCGGCTATTTTATTCGGCAATACAGCAGTTTTAAACGGTGTTGTAACAGACGCATCTAATATACCATATAACTATCAAACATACAGTAATATTAATGATATGGGGCGTGCGTGGATTCTTAGATATGCATTAGCATTATCAAAAGAAATGTTGGGTAGAGTAAGAGGTAAATATAGTACTGTACCTATCCCGAATGCAGAAGTAACACTTAATGGTTCGGAATTAGTTTCAGAAGCTCAGTCAGAAAAATCTGATCTAATTGCACAACTTAAAGAATTTTTAGATAAATTAACAAAAGAACAAATGTTAACACGACAAGCAGCAGAAGATGATGCAGTAAATAACGTGTTGTCAAAAGTTCCATTGAAAGTATATGTAGGATAAATTATGGCTTTATTTGGTGGTCAACGAGATGCTCGCTTTCTAGCTTCCATTAATTCGGAAGTAATGAATTCTGTTGTTGATACTGAAATAGAGTTTTTTAAATTGATTGTAGAAGAATCCGAATCTAATTTATACGGCGAATCAGATAAAAAATCATTCTATCAATCAATATTAATTCCTTGTTTAATTACTAAAGAAGGAAAAACTTCAAATATGAATGACTATGGTCATACATATACAAGAACATTACAATTCGGAGTGTCGCGCGATATTTTAGAGCGCTCTGGATTTTATCCCGAAGTAGGCGATATCGCTTTTTGGGACAATGAATATTATGAATTAGATAATGTTGATGCAAATCAATATTTTGCTGGTAAAAATCCTGAGACATGGCCAAATGGGTCGACTCATGGATATAGTGTGTCAGTTATATGTGATGCGCATGCGACACGTCAAACACCACAAAATATTCGTAATATTCGTTATGGTGGTACTACTAACGATCAAGCATATAAAGGATTCTAATGCCTAGATATAACAGACAAAATATCGATCGTAAAACAAATAAACCAAACCCAAAGCGAACTGATTCTCGCTTTGATGATCTCGTATTAAACCGAGCAGAACAAGTTCGTAGAGATGAAGATGTGGTACGTACTCCAAAGCGTACGGTATATGATATTGATTATGCAATAAAATGGTTTATTGAAAATGAAATACAACCTCAAATTAAGCATAATGATGAATTAATTAAAGTTCCAGTAATTTATGCTAATGGTGAAAAATGGGATAATGTACGTAAATTAGGATATTTGCGTGATGAAAAAGGAATGCTTCAATCTCCAATAATTGTAATCAAAAGAAATTCAGTAACTGAACGAGATCAATTAAGAAAGATTGATACTAATAAACCTATATCGGGTAATCAACATTATTTTAAAGCAAAATATAATGCAAGAAATAGATATGAAGATACATTGTTTCCAATTCCATTAAAAGGCGAGCCTATAGAATCAGATGCAATATATGCAATCAATGTTCCGGAATATGTAGATGTTAGTTATGATTTAATGATATGGACTGATTTTACTACACAAATGAATGATATGGTTGAACAGTTTATGCCATATCGAGGAATGGCTTGGGGTAACGAATCAAATAAATTTTATACAATGTATACATCATTTGATTTTGAAACAGTTAATACAGTAGGAGAAGATAGATTAGTTCGAGCAACCACAAATATGACTGTTAAAGGCACATTAATGGCAGAACAAGAATTCCGTACTTCAGTATTGCAAAAAGCATTTTCTATTAAGCGTGTAAGATTTGATACAGTAATTGATGTTGGTATAGATTTATTTTCAACAACCGTTGTACCACAACAATTATTACGTTTTCAATCTCAAGTATTAGCAGGAGGCTCTGTTACAGTATCGAGCGTAGGCAGCGGCACCGGAACAACAATTAGTGCAGAAACAATGTCATATTTAGTAAACTTAACTGAAAAACAAGCATCTTATTCAAGTTCTGCCGTAGTAACTGTTTCGGGAGCTGCAGCATTAAACCCGACAACATCATTAGCAGCAACAAAAGCAGAATTTGATGTTTATATAAATGGACAATATATTGACAAATCATCATATGCATGGACTCCTACTACATCTAGTACACAAACAATTACATTTGATACTAATGCGTTGGGATATTCAATTGAATCAGATGATGTTGTAATAGTTAATGGGAGATGGGTATAATGGCTAGGCTAAAAGGTAAACAACTTGCTAAGCATTTACAATTAACAGGTTCATTATCAATATCCGGATCTGCAGACACGCCATTAACTAATGGAGCTGCATTTGATGTTGCAGGAGGCGTTAATATTATAACACCAGCAACGGGTAGTACGTTGGGTATAATTGATGCTGGGTTCTTTCCGAGTGGTAACGGTAAAACGATTGTTCCATAACAATTGATATTTATATAAAATAAAGGATTTATAACGAGATGGCTCAAGTAATTCAACATAAACGAGGCGGCTTAGGTGCATTAAAAAATATCAACCCTATATATAGGGGAGAAATTGTACTAGCTACTGGTTCATTGTATATTTATAATTCAACTGGTAATAGTACTCAGGATGTAGAAATTGCATTTATCGGCGGTGTATCAGATTATGAACCATTAACAAGATTTTTATCAGGCGGCGGCCTACCATCAGTTACTACTGGTACATATGGCACATATTTAGATGGAATTTTATGGTATGACTCTAGTTCGGGTCAACAATATGAACTTCGAGCTACAGTAACAAATGATGCAGCAAATACTGCTCCATTTACTGGGAGTCACGTTGTAGTAACAGGTCCTGTAGTAGGCGGAGCTACTGCTATTGGTACTGCTGAAGACGGAACATACACAGATGGATTATTTACAGATTTTACATCAGCAACTCCAATTGGAACTGCAGTTGATAGATTTAATGAAATATTAAAAGCATTATCACCAGCACCAGCCCCAGACTTAGATGATATAGATGGTAATGACACTGGGGTATCTGCAGAATTATCATTTGGATCGTCATTTGCAATATCGGGGTATGTATCAGCATCGGGCATCGGAAGTTTATCTGCAGTAGATCAAGATGGAACATTTACAGTAACATCTGCAGGAAATGATTTACGAAGAGGTGTATTTAACGGATCAACTACTATTGATGGTGATTTGAACGAAGACGTTGTAGCAGATGGTATTAATTATCCTGCTAATGCATTTGGTGATGCAAACTTAGGAACATTATATTTAGAGCTTAACGGAAGTAATATTCATTCAGTTGATTTAACAACATTTACATCTGGTGATGATGTTAATGGTAATGGGTCTGGATTTAATCTTACAATTACTTCAAGTGCACAGTTCCCAGATACAACAGAATTAGATGCATTTCAACATAGAACAGGAACATGGAAAGTTCATCCAAATGATCAAAATGAATATGGATGGAATTATGCTCGTGTTAAACATGTAGTTGGTGCAACAACGAAAACAACTAATTATGTTACATGGGTAAATGATCCTTCTGCAAGTAATGCAGCTAATGATGTAAACTTTACAGAAGAAATATTGGCTAATTTATCATTGTCAGGAACAAATTATATCAGCGGCGTTAAATATTTTACGGCCGGAACTGCAGAATATACAGCATCATTTGAAAATGCTTATATAAATGTATATAGTTCAGCTGCAGATGCAATTTCATACAATGAAACCAATATCAATGCAGTTTCAAGTGAAGTGATGCCGGCATTAAGTGGTGCAGATCCTGCATCTGAAACAGTAACATTGAATAAGACATTAACATTGCCTAGCAACACAAGAATATTGAATTCTAATATTGCAATTAGCACAACAGTTAAAAAGCCACTTCGTAGCAATGTTACATCAACATCACTAACATCAGGTAGTTTTTTATACAACAACGAATCAAATACTTCAACATTAACATCAGAAACATTCCGAAAAGAAAATTATCGTGTCAAAGCTGCAGATTATGCAACACAAGGCAGTGTTCCAACAACATCTGGTGATACTGGATATTGGGAAGATGGTTCATTCAATTTAGGTAATGTAGATTTAAGCTCAGAGAATGGATTACTTGTATATAACAGAAGATTGATTTCTCCAACTAACGGAACATATTCATTGAATGGTGGTGATTTTGACGGAGCAGTAACTAATGGCCCGTCATCTAATGCTGATTATTCAGGTATTGCAAGTGGCACGAGTTTGACATTCTACCGAATATTTAAAAACACAACCGGAGGAACAGTATTTTCGTTCGATTTAAATATTCAAGGAACAGGAACATTAGTAGCAAGTCCTGCATCAGGCAATCAATTCAAAATGGAATTTAGATTGCCGACTAATTCAACAACAGGTTTTGGAACTACGTGGATTGATGGAACGAACGGAACTTATGTAGTAGGAACATTAGATACATCGTTAGATTTAACAAATGAATATACAACATTGACACAAGGTATATCAAACAATGACTATATTGTAGTAAGAGTTACAGCACGAGGAGATTGGACAGGTTTTATTGATGCAATGTCAGTAACATTTTAAATGAAATAGGAACAATATAAATGGCATTATCACAAACTAATATCAATTTGATTACGCTGAAGAAAGCGTTAGGTCTGTCGCATACCGCAACAGCTAAAGCTCTTCCTGCTAACGAATCAATTGGTACAACGGCACAATTAGGTACGAGCATCGTATTTGGAGAAGCAATACCAGCAGCCCCCATATCAGCTTCATTATATGATCAAACAAGTGGTGTTGTTGAATATGTTCGTTTAGAACTAGAAGAAATTGCTGGTACTAACGGTCAAGGATATGCAATTAAATTGCCAGCTGGATATGAAGGTTCATCAACCAATCCTAATGCCGGCAATGGTACATTTGATAATAGTAAGAATTTATATGAAACATTAGGTGGAATTCAAATTATTCCTCCTGGATTATTTGGAACTGTATATTCTCCCATATTATATGATGATGACGGAACAGCAACAAAAGGTTCTGGTGATGTTATTGCAGCTTTAGATGCAAGAGATTGGATCGTAGATTATTATGCTGGTATATATTTCCAAGAAGATACAACAAATACAACCGGCGTTCCTGCATATTTAGAAGCATGGATATATATTGGTCAATTTGCTGATGAAGTAATTACAACAGCAATTGGCGGAGCTGGTATTTTTAAAGCTACCGGATCATTTCAAGCCACAACAAATGATTTACAAGTAACTGGTAGTTTGATTGTTTCTGCAGGCGTTTCGGGGTCATTCTCAGGATCATTTGAAGGAGATGGATCTGGATTAACAGGAATTCCTTCAAGTGCTATTACCGGATTGCAATTATTTAGAATTAGCTCTGGAAGTATTTCTGCTTCAGTTGATGTAGATACAACAAGTATATTTAATGTTGTAAGTTCTGGCAATAAAATTTTAAATTTAGATAATGCTGGTACATTAACCATTATTGGTGATATTGTTGCTAAAAATTATATAGTATCTTCTTCAGTAACTTATATGACTCAATCATTTAGTAGTGGGTCAACAATATTTGGTGATAGTTTAGATGATACTCATTTATTTACTGGATCTTTATTTATAACTGGTTCAACATTAGAATCAATTCCACAAATAGGAAATCATACATTTATTGCTTATTTAGATACTGGTAGTGGTGAACTTAAATTTAGTAATATTATAGACGGAGGCACATTCTAAGATGGGTCAAATTATACAGCTTCGCAGATCAACAATTCCCGGAACACGTCCTGTAGATTTAGAGGATGGTGAATTGTCTGTGAATGTATATGACGGAAAGTTATTTTTTAAACGAAATGATGGAACATCTAGAATTGAAGAAGTATTTGTTACTGACACATGGATAACTGGTTCATTACAATTTGCTCAACAAGATGCTGAAGCAGATATTTTATTAGTTAGAGAAACAACTGGTACAAGAGCTTTAACACTTACATCACAAAGTGTAATGCAAATAAAAGAACAAACAACAACACCCGAACCGGCATCGGCCGGCATAATGTATTCTGGATCTAATTTTTGGTTGGGAATTGAATAACGATATATTTATATAAAAAATAAGGTATAGAACATGGCTGAATGGAAAAAAATAATCGTCTCAGGATCACAAGCAGAATTGGCCGGCGTTACTGGTTCATTTACTGGATCTTTTTTTGGAGACGGCTCTGGATTATCTGGATTATCATCATTCTCAGTATCAGGAGATACCAATAACCGAGTTATTACAGCAGACGGCTCAGGTGGTGGTGTTGGCGAACCAAATCTAACATTTGATGGTTCAACATTAAACGTTGCAGGTACAGTGGATGCAAACTTTGCAACAATTGGCGTTCTTGGTGACTTTAATATACAAGACGATGGGAATGGTAATACAACATTAGCAAAAGGTGCCGGCCGAGCTGTACGAATAGGTGATGTAGCAGCAGCTGGTAATGCTGTAGAAGTAACTGTAGATGATGCTAACAATGAAGTTAAATTGTTTGCAAGCACAACAAGTATATCTGGTTCAACAGTTAATGTTGCAACAGGAGTAGATACTATTAATTTAAATGCAACAACAATTGATATTCCAAATGTAGCAGCTGGTACAGACAATACAGTAGTTGTATATAATGGTTCAACATTATTAACAGATGAAATTGACTCTAAAGTATGGGATGGAAACTTAGTTGATAAACAAGGAACACCCGTTCAATATCAAGTTGCTACATTTTTAGATGCAGATACTATAGTAGGTTCTGCAAATTTTACATTCAATAATAGTACATTAAGTGTAACGGGTAATGTAGATGCATCTGGACCAGTTACGGGTAGTAACTTAATGTTAGATGGAACATTGGCTGATGGTGCTGGAGAAACTACGGTATTAGTAATCGATGGTAGCGGTAATGTAAAATCAGACGAAATTGACTCTAGAGTTTGGGGTAGCACATTAGTTGATGGTTCTGGATTAGGAGCTGGGTATATTACATTTGCTAGTGATTCAGATACTATTACTGGAGCAAGTGATTTTACATATACTACTGGTACTAAAACTTTAAGTGTAACAAATGCTACCATTACTGGAGATTTGGTAGTACAAGGAACAACAACAGAACTTCAAGTAACCAACTTAAACATCGAAGACCAATTTATACTTTTAAATTCAGGTTCAACGGGTGCTGACACTGGTATTGTTTTTGGTGGCGCAGGAGGCAGCGCTAATCAAGGCGCTGCATTATATTTTGATAACGATGCATCTCGATTAACATATATTGCAGACGGGATAGCAGCAATGGCCACAACAGCAGATCATACAACTGGTGGTTATGTAACCATTGCATATGATGTAGATACAGCTGGCCAGTTACCAGTAGCAGCAGTAGGTAATATCAGGATTGAGGGCGGCGAAGCATTTATATATGTATAATTTGAAAACGCAATAAAATTCATTATAATAGAAGCGGGTGCATAAAGCACTCGCTTTTTTTATGGGCAATATTTATAAAAAAATATGGAATCTAGTTATGGCAATACAAAGAGGCAATGAAACAAAAAAGACTGTAGCAGATGCCCCAGAACTCAATCGCGAAGAAATAGTTTGGTTAATGAATTTGATCAAAGACGGAACATTCCGAGGCTCTGATGTTCAAACAGTATATGAAACGGTTGTAAAATTACAACTCATGTTAAATAAAAAAGGATAACAAGTTATGGCAACAAGAACAAAAACTGAAGAACCAACTGAAATCAAAGCGCCTGCAGAATTAACGGCAGAAGAAATTAATATGCTATACCAACTAGCAAAACAAGCATCTATTCCAGTATCAAACATCGGACAAGTATATCAAGTAATACAACACACTGAACAATATTTGATGGCAAACTTGAAAAAGTAATATTTATATTAAATAGCTATTATTGGCCGCAAGGAAGTGGGCGACACGTTGTCGTAACCAACCGTAATAGGAGGAATATATGCCAGCATGGAAAAAAGTCATCACATCTGGTTCGCAAGCAGAATTAGCCGGCGTAACTGGTAGTTTTACGGGTTCATTTACAGGAGATGGTAGCGGATTAACGGGAATATCTGGAGGCGGCGGCAGCGGTATATTTGCCGCAACAGGTTCGTTTCAATCAACCACAAACGACCTACAAATAACAGGTTCATTACAAATATACAAATCAGGTTCAACTGTATTCAATATAGAAGGTTCGCAAGGACCACTTTTCACAGTAACAGATGAATTATCAGGTTCTTTATTTTCAGTAAATGACATATCAGGTATTCCAATCTTTGAAGTATTTTCAGATGATACAGTTAAAATAGGAACTTATAGTGCAGAAGGAATTGAAGTACAAGGGAGTGATGTAAAAATTACAGGCTCATTAGCAGTAGGTAATATTTCACCCAATGCTACAGATGGTAGAATTGATGCATCCAATGATGTAGTAGCATTCTCATCATCAGATAAAAGATGGAAAACAAATATAAAACAAATTGAATCGCCATTAGAAAAACTACAAAAATTAAGTGGTGTAGAATTTGATTGGATTGAAGATTGGGAAGTACATGGTAATGGTGGAAATGATGTTGGGGTTATTGCACAAGAAGTAGAATTAGTTTTACCACAGGCAGTTCAAACAAGAGATAGTGGAATGAAAGCGGTTAGATATGAAAAATTGATACCACTTTTAATTGAAACTATCAAAGAACAACAAAAACAAATTGATGAACTTAAAAATAAGATTGGGTAATGGCACTAACAGCATCAGGTCAATTAAGTTTAGGTGATATTTCAATCGAAATGGGTGTATCACCATCAAATGTATCACTTACTACTCAATCAACTACTGGTATCAATACAAACTCAACATCAAAACCAGATGGTTCAACACCTCATGCGGTATCAGAATTTTATTCATATGACCATTCAGCATCTCCACCACTTACTGCATTTAATGTAGATGAAAATACATATGGTGATCCTGGCTCTGCTTGTTTTTCCGGCGCATTTAATGCTGAATGGTATCATGACGGTGCGGGTGCATATCCAACTACAGGAGATACAGTATATACCGACTCAGGCGGAACTACCAACCCATCAGATGGGTATTATTGGATGGATAATAATAGTGTTATTGAAATCACTATTGGCGTTGTTACAGGTGAAGGAACCTGCTAATAAACAGGATAAATTATGCATGAACAAAGAAATTTTATGATTTTTTCAACTTCCGAAACGGGAAGTATTGATTTCTCAGAAGTATTAGAAACTTCAACTCAGACTCTTAGATTAAGTGTTGATGGTTCAAAATCATTTGTAAAATGGGATGGTGAAACCGTACCAACTTCAGTAGCAAGTTTAACTACAAAAGAAGGACCATATACTTATAATGAAATTGTTACAATATTAACAGGCTCTGAATGGACCGATACAACAGAAGAGATTTAAGAAAAGAAATTTTATGAAAGCTATAGAAACAAACAATTTTCAATCAGATATCACAAGCATAGACCAGTTTATTGGTAGTAAAATAAATCAAGTCACGTGGCAGAGTGAACCAATTGAATTAAACGGAAAGCAATATATTAAATATAAGTCTATTCTGGATGATTGGTTAGACGGAAAAGAGGTAGTAGAAATTGAAATACCATCTGATGATGTATAAAAATATAAAACTTTATCTAAACAAGTTAATTAGGATTTAATTATGGCA